TAGTTTTCATCCAGTCCCTAAATTGAGTAAATGTATTCTTGAGTTCAAAAGCCATCTTATCATAGAACCCAGTTATAGGTCTACCTTCAGAGTCTTTTTCGCCATTATCATGGTCAAAGAAGAAACTATAAACACTTCTATCAACAGCTGCTACACTTTCGGCTAAGAATAATCTTGGATTTCTCCAAATATCACTCCAGTTAGCCCTAAATGCTTTAGCTTTACCTTTAAGACCTTTTGCTCCAGTGACACTATCAAATTTGCCATTTGGACTACTAGTAGTAGCCAAATCATCTAATGCACTTTCATCAAAATCATCTAAAGTTCTTCCAGATTCTTTTTTAGCAGCAATAGCTTGCGCAACCTGTTTCTTTTCTTTAATTACAGTTACATCTCTAACTGAATTGAAGTCAATATAATCAGGAAGCTGCCCTTTACTAATTTGCTTACCTTTATTACGGATTCCTCCAGTACGGATCAAGTATAATTCAGTAAGCATATTTTGGAATACGCCATTTTTACCAAATGCAGTTTGCATATTGGCACTATTATTACGCACTAAAGATTCTTTAGAACCATTAAATTGCTGTAATAGAATAGAGCTGCCATCTTTAGAAAGCTTATTGTATTCTTCAGCTTCACGACGTTTACTATAAGCAACATCAGAAGCTAATCCCCTTTTATCTGTACGTTTAACTAAAGCTCTAGCGAACTTAGCATCATTACCAAAGAAACTTTCACTGAATCCATCCATGGATCCATCATTTTCCCAAGCATATTGAACTGCACGTTCTACTATATCTTCTTTTATACGTTTGATTTCAGATCTACTTAATCCTAAAGACTTAGCCATAGAATCTACGTTATTATTTAACTTATGCTTGTAGTCTGAAGTGCCTATATTTCTATAAGTCTTATTTGTATCCTCATGAAGCTTATTGATTTCTTTACGAGAAACAAATTTACCAGCATTATAGTCATAAGCTCTTTCTTCTCCACCTAATAAGGCTTCGATACGAGCTAAATGACCAGGGATTGTTTCAATAATAGCTTTTCTAGTAATACCGTCAAATGGAACTCTACCTTTATTATAGGCAGAAGTATCTATCTTACTCTTACTAGCAATATCAACGCCGAAAATATTAGCCAACAGACTTGCAAATGGACTATCTGATTCTTTACCAGATTTCTTTAAGTCTGCATTAACTTGATTAAAAACGCTTCCTAAAGTTTTATTGAAACTTGTAATAGCTCTTTCTAATGGTTTACCCATCATTTGAGATACAAGCATCGAAGGGATCATTTGTAATGGATTTGTAGCAAAGGACATCATCATCTCTTTACTAATCATTCCAAGACCAAGTTCATCCCCTTGGCTCACAATATTCTTTCCTACTTGTTTAAAGTAAGAAGACCAGTTCATTACCCCACCAGTAACGATATCTGTTATATCAGTGCGAAGCCCACGCCCAAGTCTACGTTGATTGGCCTTTCTGTCTTCATCCTCTTCTTTGAAACGTACACGTTCCATATCCAAGAGTTCTTTCAGAATGGCATTATTTTCACGTTGGTATTTGGTAGATTCTTCATAGAATTTAGTTGAGTTATTAATATGAGCATGCAAAGGTCCTGTTAGGAAGTTTTGCATATCCCCAAGAGTACCATGAAGACTTGTGATACTATTATTAAGATTACCAAATAACCGTTCTTGTTGTACAAACATGAACGAAGTATTTTGCTTAGCAACCTCAGCTTGATATTTGGCTGCATCAAATACTGAGTTGGAGATTTGAGTTGCACTTGCTCTAGATGAAGCATCTATAGAGGAAGTGATAGCTTTCTCTCCAAATGTCATATTGGAAGATTCGGAACCGCTCGATTCAAAATCATCATCACCATCAAAGTTCCAGTCGAAATCATCATCGATTCCAAATGATTTATTGACACGGTCCATGTTATAAAATTTACCGGACTTTAGATCGGCTTTAGCATTCTTAAGAGCTGTGTTAGATACATCGTAAATTGTAGATTTACGAAGATAATCTTGTGCTCGTCTTATAGTTTGCTTATAATTAACTATAGCTTTCACTGTGTCTCTAGCAACACCGCTAGGAGCAGCTACAGTTTCATATACATTTTCGTATTTGGTTTTGAAATCTTCGGTAGCAGCATATTTAACTGACTTACCTAAATTCTTAAGATAATTTGTAATCTTGAGCCCCAATATTGGATCCTCCTTTCTTTCAAATTATCAATATGTTCAATTTTAAGACATATATCGCCCAAGGATCATCTAGGATCCTTGGGCTAAAATATACGCTTTTCAATTTTTTTAGGGTTGTACGTTTCGCACACTATATTTGTGCAGAAAGAAGGTGTGTGTAAGATGATTGAGTAATAATCCTACAATAAAATGTTAGTAGTAAAAATTATACAAAAGGGAAATATCCCCCAAGGCCGTTGTGCAGAGCCTTGGGGGATATCGGGAGTAAGTATTTAATATTTGAACAGGAGTTAAAATAAAAAATGAAAAACTAGAAAAATTATAAGGAAAATATATATGAATCACAGTATGAGTGAGTCAAGCTCATACTACCTTTATGTAACAAGTTTTTTAAAAGATAATATACCAATAGGAGTTTAACTCCTATGGGTTGTGATGAATATATTATCTTTGAGTGAACTGTATAACTTCTTATACTAACCAAAAAATATAAGAAATTATTTTATAGTTCAACTCTAATTATTTTTTAATCCATGTTGGGCATGGACTAGATACCTTAATAGAATCATAAGGACTAACTTTTATTTCTGCTTTTTCGTAAACAGGTTTGCCAGCCGCATCAACACCAACTTGTTTAGGATAAGTTCGAGTAGATGCTTTGATTTCTTTCTTAATGAAAGATACATTCGATTTTTCTCGTCCACCAAGACTAATTTTACGGTTAGTCTGCAAGTATGTATTTAAGAACTCTTTAGAGATCGCAATCATACTTTCCGCATCAGATTTTTTAGCTTCATAAGTAGAAACTAGACCTTCGGCTTCATCTTTGCTAATTTTAGTTGTAGCAACGATTGCATTTGTAATAATACTACGGAATTCTTTAGCTGGAGCCACTGTGCCAACTTTACCAGTTTTATCATATACTCCAACTTCATAAGTAGTATCGTTTAAGAATGCTCGCATAACACGTACTTCATCTTTATGAGAAGAAGAAGCATGAGTCAAATTCTCTTTAACCTCTTTAATTAGGTCAACCACTTTTTCCATAACGGAATCCTCCTTAAATAATTATATATAAAGACGTCAAAAGACGTTCTTTAACTTAATCAACCCATTCATCTAAATGGATAATGGCTTCCACCAATTTAGGTGGCTTACCTTTTGATTTAATTAAATCATTAATTTCTTTATGAGTCATTCTAGACAGTTCTAAAATGAAATCATGTTTACTATCATTGTTTGAATCTTTATTTTTTACTTTAGTAGTCATATTTATACCTCAAACTGTCTAAATAGATTACTTAAATGTATCAGCTGTATTATTTAAATAAAAAAATAGCCTATAGATCGTGAAGACCTATAGGCTATTTGCGCTTGGTATAATTAAGAAGAGAGTCATTTTGGTCTTAACATATATTTTTTATAGTAACAGTTTTATGATTAAAAATAGTTAAAAAGTTTTTCTTAATTATACCTCATCAAGATTTCTGTAGATAGTATCCTAACACCCCACTTAATAAGCTAAGGCCCAAACCATTAATGATTATAGTTGAGTATAATGATAGTTCTGTTAGAACGCTATTTATTGAGAGTTAAAAGATGTATAAGATTGGTAAATACGTCTAATACTACCACACACTCACTATATCTTCTATCACTTCTCGACCTTGTTAAAAAGTTTTCATTTAATTTCGATATATCTACTATTATGATGTTAGCACCGATTAGAATATTAACATCTATTTCTTCAACAATAGATTAATATAAAGGAGGGTTAAAGATGCCTATAAACGTAGATAAGGTGCGACCTTTTAGACTACTTAAAACCCATTTTTTCACACCATTTGTGAAACAAAATAAACGCTTTGGGAGTGCAATTTTCTTATTGACTCCAACTATAGAATCCTCTCTTAGAGTTATGAATTCCAGTATGATGGAAAACTTAAATATGTTTAATTCATACTATATGGAATGGAAAGTATTTTACTCTCTAAAGAATGGAATTATTAAAAACGAATCAATGGATATTGAGGAACCATTTTCTTCTTCTGTAGTAAGTGGTCACCCAATGATAACCGAATCTTATTATCAAGATTCGGATAATTTATTTTTCTTCAATGAAGCTACTCCTGAAAGTATGATAAATAGTAGATTGAAACAAATCCTATTTAAAGAACGAATCAAGACAGCTTCTGAACTTAAAAAGATTAGAGATTTTGTTAAATCTAATAATCCTAATATTAAATTCTTCTATCCTAAGATTGAGAAGTATAATAATAGAAATCTATTTATAGATAACTCTTATTATCATAACCTATTCTTGAATAATAATAAATATACTCAAGATAGAGGTATAGATTTGATGTATGCACTATTCAGTAGATTTATTAATAATCCTGAATATAAATCTTATAAAAGAAAAACAGTAATCGTTCCTGTAAATGATTGGTGTCAAGATATTCCTTCAACAATGCTATTTAATCATCAAAAATTTGTCAATCCAATTACGATGATTCATAGATTGTTTAAGAAGCCAAAAGAATCTTTGTCTAATCTATTTGGAATTGATTTTATTTTCATGAATAACTTTGGTTGGTTTAAATTAAGATTAGAAGATCTTGATAATAAAAACTTGAACTTATTCAAGGCTAATATTATTAAGATGCATCGAAATGAGCCAGTTGAAGATAACGTACCAGAAGATAAAGATGATATCAAAACTGTAGTTATTGATAAGATTGAACGTGACACTAATATCGAAGTAAATAACTTAGATGTTAAAGATATTGAAAGACCTCAAAGTGGTATATTAATTAAATCATTATCTGGTAAACAAACTGAACCAACAGAAGATGAAATTAAGAAAGTTAAAGCTGAAGATAAAAAATCCACAGCTGATAAAATTTCTTCGGAAGTTGATAAAGTTGTATCTTGGAATATATCCAAAGAAGATGCAGAAAAAGAAATAGATCAATCTACTAGAATTAAAGAATTAATTCTTCAAGCAGTAGATGATGAAGATGATACATTCAAGATTTCTGCTACACGTAAAGCACGTTTAGATTCTCTTAATGATAAATTCCTAAGAGAAAGATTGAATAACACCCCAATCAGTGAATTGGTTAAGACTGAAGATAAACCACTAGAATCTACAGATTTAACTAAACATGTTGAAAGTATAGATGATGAGTGGAAAGATCTTAAGAAACCAAACTTCGAGAAAGATTATAATATTGATGCGGATATTATGCAATGTATTTATTCTTTCTCAAAAAATAAAGACGTTCCAATGTCTGTAATAGATGTAACCCAAGAAGATAGATCTACTTCTGAGGATGCTATTATTACATATACAGTTCATCTTGAAGATTCTTTAGGTAAACGTCATACTATTAAGTTTGATATGCCTAAGATAATCAATAATCGTTTCTTACGTTTACGTGGCAATGATAAAGTAGTTCCTGGACAACTTGTAAATCTTCCAATCATTAAGACTGATGAAGATACCGTTCAAGTTGTTTCTAACTATAATAAAATTTTCATTACCCGTTATGGCCAAGCTGGTAAACTAAACTCTAATGTAGATAATCTAATCAAAGCAATGAATTATTTTATTGAGAATGGTGAACCTAAAGAATTATATAACGATTATGAAAAAGAAAATATCTATGATAAGATAGTTAAAATCCAAACTGGTAATAATGATAAGATCTGCTCTAAGTATGAATTACCAATGGAATATGTAGAACTAGCTAAATTCTTCAATAAGATTACATTCAAATCTGGTGGTGTAATTTACTTTAACCAAGATGAGCTTAGAGATAAACTTATCGAAAAGAAAATTAAAGTAGATGAAACTAAATTAACTATTGGTATCAATGGTAATAATGAACCTATAATGGTTGAGAATAATAATGTAGCTAAATCTATAGCTTTCATGTGCACTCAATTAGCGCCATTGATTAGAAAATATGATAAACCAGGAAAACGATTAACTTATTCTCAAGCAAGTATTTTGAATGGTAAGATTCCTCTTATTGTAGTCATGGCATATACTGCTGGTTTAACTAAAGCTTTAGAAGTAGCTGGAATCAGATACGAATTTAGTGAAAAGAGACCAACCGACACTAAAACCTACGTTAAATTTAACGATGGGTTTATGAAATTCTTCGATTATGATAATAACTTCGATGAAGCCTCCCTATTATTTAATGGATTGATGATTCTTCCTACAGAAGACTATTCAGTTACAGATATTGATAGAAAAGCTATGTGGTTAGATATGCTTGAAGAATTTGGTAGCCGTAACCGAGCAGATGGTTTAGATTCATTTGCTAACTTAATGATGGACCCAATTACAGTTGAAGTTTGTAAAACTTATAAACTCCCAACTACATATTTGGAAGCATTAGCATATGCAAGTTCTTTATTAACCACCAATAAATATAATCGCCATGTAGATATCACAGGTAATAGATTTAGAACTAATGAACGTCTTGTTCATTTCTTATATAAATCTTTAGCAACTTCTTATGGTGAATATTTACGAGAAATTAAGAATAACCGTAAAGATGCTAAGATGACTATGAAACAATCTGCAGTCATTGATATGGCTCTAGCAGATGTTACAACTAGCGATCTATCTAAGTTATCTCCACTATTGGAATTAGAGTCTGCAAATACAGTAACCTTCAAAGGGTTATCTGGTATGAACTCCGATAGAAGCTATAGCTTAGACAAACGTACTTATGACAAGTCTATGCTTAATAAGCTATCTATGTCTACTGGTTTCTCCAGCACTGTAGGTATTAACCGTCAGGCTACAATTAATATGGGCATTACTAGTACTAAGGGTTATATTAAATCTGGTAATGAATTAGATAAGATGTCTGATGCATCCACTCTATCTATCACAGAAGCATTAACTCCATTTGGTACCACACATGATGACCCATTCCGTACAGCAATGACATTTATTCAGACATCTAAACATGGTATGCGTACTACTAAACAAGATCCACTATTAGTTACTAATGGTGCCGACCAAGCATTACCATATTTAACATCTGATACATTTGCGCATAAAGCTAAATCTAATTCTATAGTAGAAGAAGTCACTGATGATTATATTATTCTTAAGAATGATGATAATATACGTGAATTTGTAGATCTTAGAGAAAAAGTTGAAAAGAACTCAGATGGTGGTTTCTTTATCACTATTAAACTCGATCCAAGTAAAAACTATAAAGTTGGAGATAAAGTAAAAGCTGGAGATATTGTAGCATATGATAAATCCAGTTATTCTGATACTGTAGGTGAAGGTAACTTAGCTTACAATATTGGTACTTTAACTAAGATTGCTATTATGCATACGGAAAAAGGCTTTGAAGATAGTGCTATAATTTCTCATGATCTATCCGAGAAGATGGCATCTGAAATTGTACTTCAAGTAGATACATTATTAGATGCAAAAGATATAGATATCGAATGTTTGGATATTGGAACCAAGTTACAAGAAGGCCAAACTATCATGTCATATAGATCTTCATTTGAAGATCAAGATGCTACAGATATCATCGCTAAGATGGTTGAAAAGAATTCTGATTCTAAAGATTTAGTAAATGATTTAGGTAAGATTTTGATTAAATCTAAAGTAACAGGTGTACTTCAAGATATTAAAGTATACTCCACTGTAGATAAATCAGAAATGTCTAAATCTTTAGCTAAGTTTGTATCTAAATTCGACACTCCAGTTGAAAAGATGAAATCTAAGTTGGATAAACTCGGTATAGATTCAAGTCAATATGGAACTTCTGGAGTATTACCAGCTATTGGTAAATTAAAACACGCTGAAGGTAAAGTATTGGTAGAATTCTATATTAAATATAAAGATTCTATGTCTGTTGGTGATAAGCTAGTATACTTCTCTGCATTGAAGGGTGTAGTAAAAGAAATCTTCCCTAAAGGAGAAGAACCTACATCTGAATACCGTCCAGAAGAAAAGATTCATAGCTTCTTACCTGTAGGATCAGTTAATGCTCGTATGGTATCATCTGTATTGATTGTAGGCGGCATCAATAAAGTATTAATTGAATTAGATAGACATGTAAAAGATATTATGGGAGTTAAATGGGACCCAAATATTTAGGGTCCCACAACATCCAAATAATACTAATATAAATTATTTAATGGAGGCAATATTATGGGCTTAATGGTTTATGATAAAAAATATAAATGTATTAAAGGTCCTATCTATGTACGTAAAGCTCCTGATGATTATGCTCAAGCAATATCCGTTGTTCGTAAAGGACAAGTGGTACATGCTGAATATGTAATGCCAGGTTTGCTTTTCCATGCCGATGGTAGCGATCCAACTCCAGTAGATCATATCTGGATTAAATTTGAAAAAGGATACGTTAGATTCCAATCTATGCGTGGTACTTATAAATATTTTGAAGAATGTATGGAATTCGAAGATTATCCATCTCTAGATCCTAAGACAGCTAAACACAATGATTTAGTTATGCTTCGTAAGGGTGCTTTAGATGCATACAATCGTCCATTACCTGAACAAGAATATGAACCAAAGATTCATCGTCTTTGCTTATTCGATTCTTCCCATCAATTAGCTCTTCTTGGTTATCCAAAAGGCATTCAAACTTGGGTTTGGACTAAAGACTTAAAACTTATTTCTCATAGCGATGATCCTAACTTTAGTGAAGATACAGTAGACTTGGGAAATTAACAGGGGGAGCTGCACTACCCCTGGATAAATATTTTAAAGTGGCTAATCCCTTTGATAATCCTAAAATATTTGTAGATGATGTTAATGTAAATTATACTAATCCAACTTTAGGTATTGTTAATGGGCAAAAAAGTGGTTCTTGGAGTGAGGTTAGAGATCCGTTTGCTGGAGCAAAATCTGGATTAGGTGGAAATGCCGGAACCAATAATGATGATAAAACATTAAAACTTGATGCTGCAAAAACTGTGGCTAAAGCTAAATCTGAGGCCAAGAAACCTCCCCAACCTAAAAGTTTAGTTGAAACTCTAACTGATACTTTCTATGGTGCAGTTGGGATTGATAAGAAAACTTATGAATCTGCAATTAAAGCCGCATCGGATAGAGCTAATAAACTTTATGCTACTATTACTAAAGGAGCTAATAATAGCGACTTTATTAGAAATACAACTAGAGGATTAAAATTCTCTATTAATGAATTAAGTACAGTTATGGGTCTTCCATATCAATGGATGTCTCTTGCTGATAATAGAATAAAAAATAATGGTAATACCAATTATGGTAGAAAATATTATGAAAAGATATTATCTAAAATGCCATTATTAGTATTAACTCCTGGTATTCCAGATTTCATGGCTGGGTATAATGATGAAAAGAAAAAGTCAGTACTCGGTAATCTATTTGGTTCTGCTTTTGGAGTTAATGATATCAAAGGTAAAAAGAATGAAGAGATGCGATATTATACTCTTCAATTCGAAGCTGAAGAATATTATAGATACGTAAATAGTATGTGTACTGCTCTATCTATTTTCTTAGGCATTAGTGATCAAAAATATCAAGGTCAAACTATTCGAACTATAAACTGGTTCGAAAGATCTAATAATGCACTTGCGCATAATTACTCATATTATGGTGGTGTAGGATTTTATCTAAATTCAGAAACTCAAATTTCTGAAAGCTTTGGCAATGAATCTACTAAGAGTATTCTTGCAGATAAATTAAACGGCATGTCTGATGTTGGTAGGGAAGTTCAATTCCTTACTGGTATTAGCGGACTTGATGTTGACGTATTCATGAGTAAAGGACTTAATGGTGCAGCACCTAATGTCGATGCCATGACAAAGAATGCTGGCACAGGAACTATGTCTGGATTCATGGGTATGATCATGAATGGTACCAGAACTGTATTTGCTGGCGGTAAATTAGAATTCCCTGAATTATGGGCAGATTCTTCTTATTCTACTAGTTATTCGGTTAATATGAAATTAGTATCTCCTGACTATGATCGGAGATCTTGGTTTATAAATATTGGTGTACCTTTGATGCATCTAATTGCATTATGTGCACCAAGACAAGTATCTCCAAATGGTTATGTATCTCCATTCCTAGTTAGAGCATTCTATCGTGGATTCTTTAATGTAGATATGGGACTTCTTTCCATGTCAGTCCAAAAAGGATCTGAGGGTGGATGGACTATTGATGGTCTTCCTACAACAGTAGATGTATCATTAGATATTCGTGATTTATATAGTAAATTGACAATCTCTAATGAAACTATCTTAGGTGGGCCAGGTAATGCATTTGGCAATGTCGGATTGATGACATATCTAGCTAATATTGCTGGTGTAAACATCAATGAACCTGACATTTCACGTACAGTTAGATTGTATGCTGCTCTTAAAGAACAAGCTGCAGCTAACTTACCATATAATATTTCGACGAGAGTCAACAACTACGTTGCAAACCTTATTACTAACCGTGTATTTGGTAAAAACTAGTATAAATAAAACATTGAGTTAAGGTACTAGATACCTTAACTCGTTTTATTTGTCGAGGTGAATATATGAAAAATAGAAAACAGAAATTCTATGAATATGAAGAAAAGTATGGAGAAATTCCAGAAAACTTTCAAGATAGATTAGAGTGGATGTATGATAAATACAATATCACTCCTAAGAAGCAACAAGAGATTTTAGAAAAAAGAAATCTAATGATGAATACTTTAGATTTCCTTGATATAAAAGTAGTACTATTCGAAGAACCTGAAGGATCTCCACGTCCTAGGTTCAGAATAGTAAATAGATATAATTTAGCTAATATGGCAATGGCCAATTCTCAATTTGTCCACGTATATTCTATTACTGGTAAAGAAGATAATATGTATATGCGTAGACTATTAGATTCTGGTGAATTAAATCAAGTGCAAGAATTATTATATACTCCATGTGATGTGGAATTCAATGCATTCGTTAAGACACCTAATTCTTTCAATACAACTGATGTATTCCTAGCAGAAATTGGTTTAATTAGACCAACTAATAAACCTGACTGGGATAATATTGGAAAGAAATATTCTGATATGTTTAACTCTAATATATGGTTGGATGATACTCTTGTAGTTGATGGTACAGTTAGAAAGTATTATTCTATTAAACCAAGAGTGGAAGTTCATCTTAAGTATATGAATATGCTTTATAATAGAAGTCAATATACTAATACAATTAAACGTATGGAAACTAAAGATATGGATACGTCTAAAGTTACATATTTTGATTTCAATAAGTTTAAATCCTAGAGGATTATATATTATAATCTTAAGAAGGAGGTAAGATATTATGAATGCTAAATTTGATCTTACATTAGTAAACAACTGTGTAGAAGAATTTGCAGCGGCTATTTGGCCAGAGATTGAAAAGACAAGTACATTGGCCAAGAATCTTATGCTATTAGCTGAATCAGAAAGAAAAGAAGGGATTGATAAGAAATGGCGGGATTTACACCGGACAATCAAGAAGAGATAAAAAATAGAACACAGCCACCTTATGAACAGTTTGAACCATGTGAACGAACTACATGTGTTTATAGAAATGATAATGGCAGATGTATCTATGAAACTTGTGTATTTAAAAATGAATCTCCTAAGTTTGTAGATCATTGGGATTTCGAATGTCAATTCTGTCATAAGATTGAACAGCGTGATGTTAGAGATATGAAAATCATGGCATGTGATAGTTGCTTAGAGCGTATAGCTAAAGCTGAAAAACTCCCATTCCATTGCGTTTTCTGCGGTAAGTCTCAAGGACATCCATCGAAAATTATGTTTAGTGGTATTTGCGATGAATGCTTTGCTAAATTAAATAGGGCGATTCATTGTAAGAACTGTGGGAATAGTTAAATGGAACGAAGAAGCTATCAAGCTAAGCATTTATTAAATGCCGAAAGTATAATTATTGCTAACTATATAAAATATGAAACTTTAGGAGAAATGACCAATTTAGCATTTGCTAATAGTGATGCAACTTCAGTTAATATTTATATAGATTTGTATCAAATATTTAGAAAGATGTATCGTAATGATATCGCAGTCGGAGATAGATCTTCTGTAGCTGCAACTATAGTTAATCTATGTAGTCATTACAGGGCTTTCTATAAAAAATATTATGGAGTACATGCTAGAATATTTATCATTCAGACTTCTGGTCCTATGACTAGAAGTGAGCATTTCTACCCAGAATATAATCATACTAATACTGAGAAGATGGTATTAGCTGAAATGATTACAACTTTCATGATTCAGAATTGTGCAATTCTAAAAGAATTATGCAAGTATATTCCTGATGTGTATTATATTCAAGCTCCATTTGAAACTGCAACTATAATTTATACTCAAATACAAGACCAATATGCTAAAGGAAACTATGATCCTAATATAATTTTATCCACAAGCCAATTACAATTTATCATTCCAGCATTAACCCAAACTCAGACTGTTGTATTTAAACATAGATGGGTTAATGGAATGATAAATTATACAATCATTGATCAAATGAATGGCATGATGGAATATTTAAGATCATTAAAACTATCTGATAGAACTATTGATTCTGCATCTAGTATATCCCCAAAGATGCTTGGATTATTCATGGCATTGACTAGATACTCTAGTAGAGATCTTTATTCAATTCTAAATGTATCATCTACAGTTAAACTATTGGTTAAGCTAATAGCTGAAGGACAGTTACCTAATACATATATTTCAGATAAAGAGCTACTTAGAAGTATTTTATCTACTTCTATTAGCCAAGATGAATTTGAATTAATCTGGAATAGATATAGAGCTATCGATATTGTATATCAATCAGAATTATATAAGCAATCCGAATATTATGCTGATAAATCTTGGGATGTAAACTTACAAGATCCTGATATGGTTAAGATGCTAAATGAAAAATACTTTAGATCTAATCCTCTTGACTTGGATAGATTATGATGCTACAATAAAATAAGTAATTTTTATTTTAACCATAAAGGAGGCAAACTAATGTCTTTGACTAAAGAAGAATTATTTGAAGTTGTAAAGTCCCAAGGCCACAGTAATAGAATGATTACTGCTCATTGGACTGGTGTTGATAATACTGTATTATTCGATGATTATCATCTTTGTATTGATGGTAATGCACAATATCATCAAATGTTAAATTTTGATGAAAAGGGTGCTCATAGCTATATGGAAAATACTGGCAATTTTGGTATTGCAGTATGCTCTAATAAAGATAGTCAACTTATTGGCGATGGTTATACTGGATACTCTACTTATGTAGAAGGTCCAGAACCTGTAAACTATTTACAATTAGATGCTTTGGCTTACGCTATCTATCTTTGCTGTGTTACTTGGGGTATTCCTTTAAATAAGGTTTATACTCATGGTGAACGTTGCTTAGCTAGACAAGATCTATATGACGATGTATGTGAAAAATGGGACTTAGATATTTTAGTTCCAGAATGCCATATCCGTACTACTGATGGTATTCATACCACTGGTGGCAACTGGCTTCGTAATCGTGTTAAAGAAATTGCAGCTCAAAACGGTTGCTATTTATAAAAAAAAATAATAATAAAATGGCCCATGGAGTTAAACTCCATGGGCATATTTATTTTTTTTTATTTATCGCTAGGACTGATTTTTGTCATGGTATCAGTATAAAAATGATCAATAGTATTTGAAAATCTTTTAACGATAGGTTTAATATCTTTCAACTGATCAACTTCCATATGATCATTTAAGACTGTAAATTTATAATTTTCAAATGAAAATTTATTACCACCAAATACCCTAGGATCTATAAGATTAATACTTTCAATCTTTTCATATACTTCACGTATATGACCGAATCCCAATTCTTCCATTGTTTTACTTGCAATAGGTTTAGATTCTTTAGTTTTAAATTTGCCTTTGACTTTATATACATTGCCGCCAGCAAGAATTATTGAAAATTCGTACATCTTATATAAGCGTACAATACCAACACTTATATCGAGCTCAGTCTCATTTTTTACATCAGAGATATCAACTATTTTCATAATGCTGTCAATTTTATCATCAATAAATACTCCATATTCATTGTCAGTATATACAGCTATAGAATCATCTCCATTTTTATATATTAATGGACTATTCTTACTAATATATGCGCCATCAGAATATTTGATATTCTTAATTAATTCGCTAATTATAAAATATTCTTTTCCTGTAGATTTTAAAATTAATTCATTATTCATTTTTATTCTCCTTTAATACCATCTTTTAATGTTTCATAATAACAATATAGAGCCGAATTTAGCTTATCTAAATAATATTTATAACTATCGGCAATTTTAATTTTAGATGATTCAACATCTCGTAGTTTAATACGAGCATAAGTATTCGCAAATTCAAATCCAGTATCATCAAATGCCTCACTATCTAGCATTCTAATACTATTAATTGTATTGAACATTTTTACAAATTCCATTTTTCTATCAGAATATTCCAATAGAATTATATTGGCATCTAAAGTTAAGTTATATTCGTTAACTTTAATATCAAAAACAATGTGACGGTTTAATGTAACCTTTCCATCCATTTTACCAGATATTGTAAAATAAACAGAATTAGAATTACATTGAAGCAATTCTAAACTATCACTTAAATAGGCAATCTGTCCAAGTGGGAAAAATCTTAATTGCTCTTTCCCAGTTTTATTGAATTTTATAGTAACACTATTTAAATTCAGATCACTGTCAATAGCCTTTCTAACTGATACTTTAATAATATTTCCATCTTCCAATTCTGCGTTAATTTTATTATCTTTAATTGCTCTTTTTAAGAGTTCAATGATTTTGAACTCATAGCCTGATAGACTTAATATTGCTTTCGCCTTTGTGTTTTCCATTTTAATTTTCTCCTTATTTTTCTAACTTTCTTAAAGGAGCATAGTATTTTTCTAATGCATCCTCTAATAACCCTACCAATTCAGTACACCCTTTATCAATATCATATCCAGGTGTATAATCAATTTTCATACTAATATGATCATTGTTTATTTTAAATTTATGCCCGATAAAGGCATATCTATCAGCAAGTAACACGCTAGTGATCTTATTAAAAAGATTGCTAATATCTACATTTGTCTTATGTTTACCAATGCAGATGACTCCAATAATTTTAATTGTGTAAACGTCATTTACCAAAATAAAGAACTCAACTATCTTATGTAGATATACAACTCCTTTATCTCCAAAAAGAACTAACTTATACGATACAACTACAGGATCTTTAATCTTAATTCTATCAGTATTAAAATTATTCAATTCAAAGAACTCTGGAGAATTCTTATCTTGATAATAAATAAATTCTATAGATTTTAATACATCTGTTTTATTTATTTTATTATCATCTACAATTCTATATTTTTTACCACCTGAATCGGAAAATGATGCACATCCGAATTTAATTGGATCACTCATAATCCGATCTTTTAACTGTCTAATAATGAATGATTCTGAACCATCTAAACTTAATAAAATTTTTGTAGGAATGATTTTATTTTTATATTCCATTTAAATACCTCTTTCTAAAATAAATAAATTAAAAATATTATACTCTTATCACGTATATAATATATACTTATTTTTTTTTTCAAATTACAATAAAAGTCCTTAATCTGAACATTGAGATAACTTATAAATGCTGATATTTATTGAGGTGATTAAATGGCTCAGCTTAAATATGAATATACATTTGATCTAAAATATAAGAATAAGTCTGATGGCAAAATCACTCAGATAGATCAAAATAATATAAAATCTCTTACTATATATAAAGAGTACGATAAATATAATATGCCTATCTGTACTATGAATTTAGTACTAGATAAAAACTTAGCAGATGATATTATATCACATATGGAAGAGAATACTTTCATATTGACTGCATATAAGATTCAAGCAGATAATGAATCTGCTGTAAATGAATTATACTTTACTGAAGAATTTAGTTATCTTACCGATGATGACACCAATAAAGGTAAATCATTAGATTATATGAAAACTGATGATAAAGAAGATACCAGAGAAGATGTATATAGGTATCTTAAAATTGGTCTTATTTCTAAATCTTTAGTAGATTCCAATCTTCATCCAAATAATGCAACTATTTATAATTCTTCTATGCAGGATATAGTTGTAGACTTATTAAATATTGGAGTTCCTCTTCTAGTAGAACCATTTACTGAAACAGAAACAGTTAGTCAGCTTATTATTCCACCAAAAGAGTCTATTTCTAAGACTCTAGACTATCTAAATACTGTACGAGTATTCTATAACACAGGATATAGATTTTTTATGGATTTCGAGAATACATATCTCGTATCTAAGGCTGGCAAGGCTACTCTGAGAACACTAGATAAATATGAAACAGTTAAATTTAATTTAGCCGAGTTAGGTTCTAGTGAATCTTTACTAGAAGGATTTAAAGATGATGGTGAATCTAAATCTTATATAATTGACGTTCCAACAACTGATATTAAGTATGGTAAAGATAATGTAATTAATAAAGAACTAAATGGCTTCACTGCGGTAATAGATGCTTCCAAAACTATCCAACAAGATTACATGAGTAAATCTAAAGGATTTGGTGGTATACTAGGTACTTATCAAAATATTATGAATACTATTGACAATATTAAGAAAACTACAGCTGGAGTTCGTAATATTGTAAAGAATATTCATAGAACAACTTATGATATCAAAGGACACTTTAATCAAATAGTAGAACAGGCCACATCAGTTAAATCTACAGTTGATAGCGTAGCGTCTCAAGCTGAAACTTTACTAAGATCCTTGCCTGAAGAAGTTATTGGTGAAGGCAAAAAAAGAATCTTAGGTGGTAAAGATGGTAAGACTGTAGTTGATAGTAATCTTAATATTAAGAATTTCCTTAGAGGATTAATAACTAATAGTATGGATATGAGTACTATTAGTAGAACTACAGTAGAAGGGTCTGAAGATACTTTTAATAAGTTTAAACAAAAGTATACTGGGCAAATCTATCATCTAGAAAACTTTAAATCTTTGGTTGGAGGAATTGATCCAATCAACTTTACTGATAATACATCTGAAATGCTAGATCAAGTTAAAAATATTCAACCTAAAAAAGATGAATCTCGTGAGCATCATACTAAGAGTATGGTTAAGTTCAATGAAGAGTATGGTAAATATATAGGAAATAATAAATTCCTTGTAGATACTTTAAAAGACGCTCCAGATACAATGACTTTCGTTTTAGAGTATGATGAATTTACTCATGAAATAAAAAGAACCTTTGATTTAGATCTAAGATCATTGAAATCTCATTTTAAAGAATTAAAAGACAACTTAGATTTCAGTAAAGATAAAGCTAAGACTATTAGTGATTTCACTGAAACAATGGATAATAGTCTAAAAGTAAATAGTAATGTAGGTAAATCTTTATCTGCTATGATCAAGACTTCTGCTCAAACTATCCCTAAAGACTTCTCTAAACAAATTCTTGAAGGAGCAAATACTTATGTAAAATCTTTACAAGATACAACTAAGACTGCAGTAAATAATGCTAAGCAAGCTACTAATAAAGTAGTAGAATCTTACGGTGCATTACAAAGCAGTCTAAGTTCATTATATCAAAGTGGTGCAACTACAATAAATAGTTTTAGTGATTTATCTAAGATGGGCTCAAATGGTGAATCTATGGTCGATGTTGCATTAGATTTGGTCAATGTAGCAGAGGACTTAGGAAAACGCAAATTAATAAGAATCCCTAATGATAATATGGGCTTAATCAAGAACTTTAAGCATGCATTAGAATTAAAATCTACATATTTAACGATAAACAAACAACAGTTAGATAACTCTTTATTCAATATTAATATGAAATATATTATTAATAATAAAGATGATCATAAAGATGACACTGGTGAATATTTATTATTATCTAAAGTAGAAGTTTATACTAATTATGGTGAAAAGTTTACAAGTAATACTAGCATGAACTTTGCTAAGATTCCTAAAGGAAACAATTAACAAAAGAATACCCCATAGGAGTTGAACTCCTATGGGGATATTTTTTATTTGTTATTATTTTGATTATTGTTGTTATTATTAGCGTTTACATATGCAGATACGTGAACTTTAATAATTTTCATATAATCAGACATAATACGTTCTGCCATTTGGTATTTACATTGGTAGTAAGTACTAATAGTAGAAGCTAATTTATTAGCAAATTTTTGCATTGCTGCAAAATCTTTACTAGTAGAAGTGCCATTACTATTAATATCATTAGCTACATTATTACCAGCATTAGCAATCTTAGATTGAGATTGAGCTGCACTACCTGGAGCGCCGGCATTAGATGTATCCATATCTAATTCATTAAATACATCTTCATTCAAATATAGAAGTGCACTTTCACCTGTTGGCTCACCTTGTTGATTATTTTGAGCTTCAATTTGGCTAGCACGAGTAGATGCAGAATTCAATGCAGTTTCAATAGATTTGAATGCTTGTTGCATTGTAGTCATATCCTTTTTGATATTATTAATATCATTAGGGATATTAAGAACGGTATTAGCAAGAGCTTGTACATCGATATCGTTAGGAGTTTTATCTTTCTTAGAATTAGCTCCACCAACGAAGTAGCCATTACATGCTTCTTTCCAATCGCCATTAGCATCAGTGAATTCAGGATTTATCTTTTTACGAAGATCAAAGATCGCAGAATCAATATCAGTAGATGCATTAACCTTAGTAATATCACCAAGATCTATTGTAGGGGCAGTACGGATACGTTCTAAACCTTTATCATAATCTTCAAAGCTTACAGTTGTAAAGCCAGCTGTAGGTTTAGCAATGATATCTTTATATTTATTAATATAATCTTGATTATTCTTAATAAATTTATCAAACCAAGCAATTACTTTATTGAATAAGTTAACAACGAATTCGCGAATCTTTTTAACAAATTCGATAGTCTTACTAAATACACCTTCATGAAGAGTACTAAGTCGTTCTTCTACATTTACACCTTCGGCAAGAATCATTGCCTCTTTCATGCAGCAATCTGCAAGCAATTCATCATGTTTTAGTTCAACGATAGAATTATTCAATTCTTCACGGCTAAGAAGACCTTTATCAATGTCTTTAGATTTTAGTTCTTCAATAGCTGCTTCTTTGACTTCAACAGATTCTGTGAATGCATCTATAAATTCTGCTAAAATAGCTTGAGCTTGACGTGCACGTTCCATTATAGCATTAGCTTTAGATGTAAATACTAGATAATGGAAAGACATTACTTCATTAATAAGAGAAATAACCAATTTCTCAATTTTACTAATTTGCAAAGCATTATCTAATTTAATCTTTGTAGAAGATTTATATCGTTGAATTAGTTTTAAAATAGAAGTGAATTCATCACTTACATTATTAGCTTCTGTGAAGAGTGATTTGAAGTCGATTCCATAATTATCAAGATATGTAAATTGATCATTAAGGACATCTTTAGACATCAATATAGTTTTTTCACCATCAATAAATAAGTCTGCTATCTTAGTAATATCATCACTACCGCAAATTTCTTCTTTTAATCTATCTAAAATATCATTATAATTATTAGAAATGATTGTTAGAATTTTTGTTGTTTCTTCTTTATTAAG